TTTTATGTAAAGTGCAATCTAAAAATGCTCATAGTTATTGTGAAAACTTAAAACAAAAATCTATTAATGAATTAGCAACAGAAAAGCTAACAAGAAATTAATAGTTATGAGGGGGAGAAATCCCCCTTATTTAATGCTTGGTAAATTCTAATCCTTTTAAATCCGTTTTCTCGGTTATTTGTTCAAATGTATGGTTAATATCTATAACCCTAATATCATCAAATTTTGTAATTTCATTTATAGTTTTATTTATTTTTGGAAACATAGGATAAGTGTCAATAAATCTAAAACAAACAAAATGTCCATATGGACTATAATTAGATTCTAATTGAAGTTCTAATTCTGTAATTACTGCATCTATCATAAGATAGATATAGCATTAATTGAATTTAAAAACTACTTCTTACGCATTATATCAGCACCCTTTAATCCATAAATTGCAGATACAACACCAATAAAAATTGCTTGATACCAATATGGCAAATTTTTGAAATATTCAAAAAATAAATCTATTCTATCACGAATCGTAGGGTCGTCAGAAAAAACAGACCAACCCAATAACAAAATAGGCAAAGATACAAGAACCAAGACAAACTCATCTTTCCAACCATTATCATTGCTTTCAATAACTTTCGCTTTATATTCAATTTCGCCTTTCGCCATTTGCTCTGCGTGGTGCATTTGAGCATCTGACATTAATTGTTTTGTACGCTGTTTATTTTGGTAAATCTTGGCTCCTGTCTTTACACCTAAACTTAATAAATTCAACCACATAATTATTTTTCCTGTATTTTTTCTATAAGCATATCAATAACATGCTTTGCTTTATTTAAATCCTTAATTTGTTCTTTAATACTTTTATGTTTTAAATTATACCTTGATATATATTTAACTACCTTTGTTTGACAAGCATTAAGGTTATTATCCATAGCATAATCTAAAGGTTGGATTTTAAGCTTTTTATACCAATCTCCACCCACTTGGTCAGAAAATGCTGAATCGTTGCTCTGCGTTGCTCTATGGCTCTTTAAAAGGGTATTTTTAAGCTTATTTGAACTCATACAAGCTTTTTAATCCAATCCCCATTGTTATTCAAGACTAAAGGTAATAATTTTGGTATTCCATCTAAAATAATAGCACAACCTAGAATAAACCTAGTTTTAAAATTCTTTGCATAATTAAACGCCATAGACTTCTGATTTATCATGCACCCCACATTCATTGCAAAAAACAAGTTGTCAGGGTTTGCCCAATAACTAATTAAAAATTTTGTATGGTAGTGTCCTTGAACGGCTGACATTCCCATAGTTTGCGAAACCTTTAAAACGTCGGCACTTCTGCCGTGCGTAAAAAAACATCTTTGTCCGTTTGACATTGTTAAAGTTAAATCATCTATCCATTTCCATTTTCTAGTTCCAAGAAATTCCCCATATGGTTTAAGAAATTGTTTTGACATTCCATATTTTAATGCTCGTCTATATACTAAACTACTATGGTTTGAATCTACTTCTGTTACTTCAGGATATATATCTTCAATTTGTTTTATATATTCTTTTGCTTTATCTAATTCGTGTCCAGCAGAATATAAATCTGGATTATGTTCGTGCATACTTATTGCATGAAAATCCAAAAGGTCGCCAATATTTACAACCATATCTGGTTTATATTCTTTTTTAATTTCTTTTAAGAATATTATTGAATCTTTATGTTGATATGGCAAATGCATATCACTTATTACTAAAATTCTTTTATTAGCCATACAAGTTCCACTTGTATATTTATTTTGCGAAAATGTAAAGTATTTGAGTTAAGAATACGATTGCAACAGCACCTACACCATAAACAATCCATGCAGTTAATTTATCAAATTTAGAATCTAATTTATCTATATCTTGGTGCATATGTTTTAAATCATTTGTTTCGATTTTAGTTATAGATTTTTTTAATCCTGTTATATGACCATATAAGGCGATAATGTGTTCTCCTGTTGTTCTAGGTTTTTTAGACATTATCTTTTCTTTGCTTTATATTTTTTTATTCTTTGTGAAATATAAATATTTTTATATAGACTTACTTTTTTACCGAATCTTTTATCAGCACTTCTTTTAGCAGATTTATATGCTTTGGATTTTTTATTAAATGATTTAGGTTTTCCTAATCTTTTTGGTCTAGCAGATGCATATATAGGTTTTTTTTTAGCCATTATTTACCAACGCTTTTCATTGCTCTTGTATGAGCAGTTTGAAAAGTAGCACCTTTTTTCATAGCAAGTGCCATTGAACGCATATGCTTTAAACTGTGATGTCTAGCATGTTTACGCATAGTCTTTTGCTGACTAGGTTTTAATCCTTTAATAATACCTTTTATAGATGCTACTTTTACCATTTATTTTTTCTTCTTCTTTTTCTTCTTCTTTTTTTTCTTTTTACCGTAATGATATGGCATTACTTCCTCGCTTTCTTTTTCTTTTTCTTTTTACTTTTTAAAATAGCTTTTTGTAAAGCTGGTGGTAGTTTTTTTTGCTTTGCTGTTAACATTGTATTCTCCTTTTAATTTGCAAATTTACCATCTGACCATTTGGCATCTGGTAATCCATTTGTAAATTCTTTTCCGTTATACGTCAATACTTGTTTTCTGTTTGAACCCTCTTTATAGCTACAATGTACCCACCCACTATTTGCTCCTTCTTCTTCTTTCCAAAATTCAAGAATTAATTGATCGAAATCACAGTTATTTTGAATCCAAAGTGCTAATTGAAGATTAGAAACTCCCATTATTTCGAAATCAACTGCCTCGCCACGAGTATGCTGACTTGTTTTTGAACTGCCTATTGCTTCACATAATTTTTCACTACGATATCCAGAGGTAATAAAAATTGGTTTGTCGAATTTTATACGGCACGGTTCTAAAACCGCATAACATAAATCTGTTAAGTTTTTTATTTCTCCACTTCCAGCTTTATTTTTTATACCCAATCTTGTAGCTGTTGATGATTTTTCAAATTCTTGTAATTTAAAGTGTTTTGATAATTGCATTTAGACTCCTAGTAGAGCATTAATCTCATCGTCATCTAATCCTAAATCTTTAAGCTTTTGTTTGCCTGATGCCTTATTATTTTCTTTTTCTTCTTCTGCATCTTTTAATTCTTGAATTTTTGCATTTACTTCATCTTCAGTTGGCATTTCGGCACCATCTTTAATAATTTTAATATATTTATATTGCATACGATCTTCATTAGGAATCATATCTCCATTGTCATCTTCTTTTTTCCAACCATACCAATTTCCACCATTAAATGTTTGTAATGCTTTTTGAAAAATAAATTTATCGTCCATTTTATGTATCTCCTAATCTAATAAAATTAAATCCTGTTTCTGTTTCTGCTGTATCTCCAAGAACACCTGAACTTGAATCTCCACCCATAAATGCAAATTTTACTTTTACTTGTGATACATCTGTTACATCTACAAAAGCAAAAGTGTATCCATTAGATAATTCACCAGCTTGTATATATTCTGTTGATTGTGCAACACTATCATAAGAAGCATTATCTGTCGTTACATAAATATAACCTCTAGTGTAATTATTATTATTTGAGTACCAATTAAATGATGCTTGAACAAGATAAATGCCTGTAGATGCAAAAGAAAAAACTCCTGAAGATTCTGTCAATCCTGTTCCAATTTTAGAAAAACTTGTTTCATCAATTCTTTCAATATTTGAAGTTATAAAATTTAAACCACTACCATTTACTGCTGTTGTAAGTCTAAAAGCATCTGCTTCTGTAATACCACCAGCATCAGCAAAACTTAAAACTCCTGATGAGTTAGTTTGTAAAAATTTATCTGTTGCTGGAGCCGTAGATGGAAAAGTTAAAGTATAAGATTGACCAGCACTATGAGGTGGAGATTTTAATTTAATTCCGTGTGTATTTAATTCGCAATTTAATTGTATATAACCATCTGTATCGCCTGATGTTCCTTTTGCTTCAAAAGCTGGTAATGATGAAGTTGATATAGCATTTATTTTATCTCTTGTTACTGCATCATTTTGAATTTTAGCTTCTATAACTGAATCTGTTTGTAATTTTGATGCTGATATAGTGTCATCACTTGGTGTTCCTATATCTAAAACATTTCCATAAACCATTATAAAATCAATTATATCGCCTGTACTTAAAGCTGATGCAAATGTAATTGTACTTCCTGAAATTGTAAAAGAACTTATTGGTGCTTGAATTACGCCATTTAATGATACTAACATATGATTCGCTGATTCTGGCGTAAAATTAACTGAATCACTTTGCATTGTATAAGCCGCTTGACCATTAACTACACTTATTGCATCTAATTTAACAAAGTTTCCTGTAGCTGGTATTTTACCTATATATGACATAATTAATATTGCAGAGAAACGCCTGTAACTCTACACTCCTTACTTCCACTTTGATTTGCAAATAATAATTTATATTTTAACTGTGTTCCCTCAGTAACACTAACATCTGTAACAGATGCACATTTAACACCACTCGCAAAATCAGGTAATGCTGTTAATGTTGCTGTTGAGTAATTTGATCCATTGTCGGCACTTAATTGAATAGATAAATCCGTATTTAAAATATTTGTCCCCACCGTATCTTCGTAGGTTATAACCGCACCCATTTTGCTTGTAGATGGAGCAGTAATAGCAGTTGATTGTATATTTCCTGATGCGTTTAAAGATGGTACTGTTCCTGTTCCTGTAAAAAATAAATTATCGTAACCATAAGATTGTGCTCCATTATAATGAAATTGTAAAATCCAAAGGTGTGTAGCTTTACTTGTGTTTCCTGAACCACCATTGTCTCCTGTGCCTGAACAAGTGTAAGAATTTCCATTTACTATACCACCATCTGCCGCTTTTAATCTTTGAGTAGTAAAAACAGAACCCGAACTTCCATAACCAGCATCTGAGTTTGCACCATACAAAATTGTCCACCAATAATTACCTGATCCTGTACGCCATTTTAAACCCCAATCTGTTGGTGCAAAACCAGCACCACCTAAAGCTGTTGTGTTTAATTTTATACCTATTGCATGGAAGTAATAATTTGATGGAGAGTGACCAACATTATTATTTGCTCTCCATAAATCACTTGTTGCATCAAAGCCATTTCCAAATAAATATTCTCCTTTAGTTCCTAAATGTGCTGAGCCTGATCCAGCATTAACACCATTATATGTAGTATTGTCTGACAAAGACCAATTTTGATATTCATTATTATTTTTTTCATAACTACTTGTTGTATTAATTTGTCTGCCTTGAACACTATCTACATAGGTTGTGTAATTTGAATTGTTTATTGTTATTGTTTGTTCTGAACTTGTGTTAGCACTTACAAATTCATTTACGTCTCTTGATGCGTTTGTTCCAACCCCACTACTTTCCAATCCTGTTGCATCTTGAAATACATCATAACTCATTGAATTTGAGTTTAATTTTGCCAAATTTTGATTTGCAAAAGTTCTTAAACCTAATCTTGCTAAATCTAATTTTACATTTGGATCTGCACCTACTCCGCTTGGAAGTGCTGTTACACTTGTTAATGAATTATTATTTAATTTAATTATAGCCATATTAATATTGTAACGATACTCCTCTGATTCTCGCTAACTTAGATGCACCTTGATTAGCAAATTCTATTTTGTACTTCAAACTCGTACCTGAAGTAACTGTTAAGTCATTCACTTTTGCCATTTTGATACCGCTAGAAAAATCAGGTAAAGCAGTAAGTGTAGCTGTGGAATAATTACTACCATTATCTGCCGACAGTTTCAT